TGCAAAGGCAAAAGCTAAAGCTATTTCCGCAAGGAATAAGGCGAAGAAAAAATGACTTATCTCGAACTTATTAACGAAGTCCTCGCGCGGCTGCGCGAAACTTCCGTCCAAACGTCGACGCAGACGTCTTACTCCTCGCTTATCGGTCGGCTGGTGAACGACGCCAAGCGCCAAGTAGAGGACGCCTATTCTTGGAATGTGCTGGCGCAGACCATTGCCATCTCGACCACCGCCGGCACTTACGAATACAGCATGACGGGGGCGGGGCAGAAGTTCCGTTCGGACGAGGTGCTCAATGTGACCGATAACGTCATTATGCGCAACATCAGCAATTCGCAGATGCAACGTAAGCAGAACTTCTCGACGCCCACTAGCAGTTCACCAACGGAATATGCTTTTGATGGTGTCGACGCGTCTGGCGATACCAAGGTCGTCCTATACCCACGGCCTGACAACGTATATAGCTTGAAGTTCTTTGTTTACGTCCCGCAAGACGATTTAGTTATTGATAGTGACGTCTTGTTGGTCAAACCAGAATTGGTGGTTCAGAGCGCATATGCCCGCGCGTTGGTTGAGCGCGGCGAAGATGGTGGACTGAGTTCGTCGGAAGCCTTTGCACTGTACCGCACGATGCTGTCGGACTACATCGCCTTGGAAGTGTCGCGTTACCCTGAGTTTCAGGAGTTCGTGCCGACATGAGCCAGCCGATCCGTACCTTCAGCATTTCAGCGCCAGGTTTCTATGGCCTGAATACACAAGACTCGCCGCTAGACTTGGCGTCGGGCTTCGCGCTGACGGCCACGAATTGTGTCATCGACCAGTACGGCCGTGTCGGCGCGCGTAAAGGGTGGACGAAGGTAAACAGCAGCTCGGGCAACCTAGGCGCAAACGCCGTCGGCGTCATTCATGAGCTGGTGCAGACAGACGGCACGTTAACCGTACTGTTTGCCGGCAACAATAAAATATTCAAGCTTGGCACTTCCAACGCGGTCACCGAATTGACCTACGGGGGTGGCGGCACCGCGCCGACGATCTCTGCAAGCAATTGGCAGTGCGCGTCGTTGAGCGGCATCACGTACTTTTTCCAGACTGGCCACGACCCGCTGATCTACGATCCGGCCGTCAGCACGACGACCTACCGCCGCGTTAGTGAAAAGACCGGCTACGTATCGACGGTTCAGCAGGGCGACATCTGCATTTCCGCTTATGGTCGCTTATGGGTTGCAAGCACAGCGTCTAACAAGTCGACGGTGTACTTCTCCGATCTGTTGTCGGGCCACATTTGGAGTACCGGCACGGCAGGCAGTTTGAACGTGAACACGGTCTGGCCGAATGGGCCGGATGAAATTACAGGACTGGCTGCACATAACAACTTCCTGTTCATCTTTGGTAAGCGCCAGATATTGGTCTACCAAGGTGCTAACTCGCCATCGACGATGTCGCTGTACGACACAGTGGGTGGTATCGGTTGCATCGCGCGCGACTCCATCCAGAACACCAATACCGACGTAGTGTTCTTGTCGAACAGCGGCGTGCGGTCTATCTCCAGAACGATTCAAGAGAAGTCCGCGCCGTTTAATGACTTGAGCAAGAACGTCCGTAACGATTTGATGGCTGTAGCACTGGGTGAAGTGCCAAGCAGCATTAAAGCCGTTTACTCTGAAGTTAACGCGTTCTACGTGGTCGCATTCCAGACTTCTGGCCGCGCGTTCGTCTTCGACACTCGCGCACCGTTGCCCGATGGATCGCTGCGTGCCACCGAGTGGGATCACATTGAGCCTACTGCGTTACTGGCCAAGCGTGACGGCACGTTATTGATCGGCCAGACGGGCTACATCGGCGAATACGATGGCTATTTGGATGACACGAATACCTACCGGTTTTCCTATTACACAAACCATGCTGATTTAGGTGACCAGAACATCACGTCGATATTAAAGCGGATCAGCGTGGTGGTGATTGGCGGATCGAATCAGTTTATTACACTGAAGTGGGGCTTTGACTTTAGTGAGAACTATCTGTCGCAAAACGTGCAAATCCCTGCGCAGAATGTGTACGAGTACGGCATCGCCGAGTACAACATTGCTGAGTACGCCGGTGGGGTAGCGCTTCAAACTTTGTACGGCCAGGGAAGTGGATCAGGCAAGATCGTGCAGACAGGTTACGAAGCCGACGTTAACGGGTATCCGTTGTCTATTCAGAAGATTGAAATTCAGGCCAAGAATGGCCGCGTAAGTTAAGGAGTTTAACGTGAGCAATTACACCAAATCAACTGACTTTGCGGCCAAGGACGCGCTGTCTTCAGGTAACCCAGCTAAGATCGTCAAGGGTACCGAGATTGACACCGAGTTCAATAACATTGCGATTGCGATTGCCACAAAAGCTGAAAGCTCTGCTACAGGTTCGGGTAATGTTACCGGCCCTGGGACATCTAACGTCGGCGCGGTTGCTACCTTCGCTAATACCGACGGTACACTGCTTGCGAACAACTCTGCGGTCACTATTTCGTCAGGCACAATCACCGCGACAGGTTTCTCGGGCTCCGGCGCATCGTTGACGTCGCTTAGTGCGAGCAATATCTCTAGCGGTACGCTAAGTGCAAGCCGCCTACCATCTACCGCACAGACGACGGACACCGCGCAAACGGTGTCGGGTGAGAAGACGTTTACCGGCACAATTGGCGTCGGCGCTACTAACCCGGCCGCCGGATGGAACTTGTATTGCCAACAGAACTCCACCAACCCCGGCGCGGTGTTCTTCAACAATAACTCAAGCGGCTATGCACAAGCTAACGTCGTTGGTTCTGGCATCACGCAACTGGTACTGTTTCAGAAGTCCAGCACATCGGCGGCCACCGGCACGCTGACTGATGTCGGTTCGATCACGACCAGCGGCTCATCAACGTCGTACAACACGTCATCCGACTATCGTCTGAAGACGGATGTCGTGCCGCTATCCAATGCGATCACGCGGCTTAAAGAGTTGTCGCCGTATCGATTCAAGTGGATTGCGACACCTGACGCGCCAGCCGTTGATGGTTTCTTGGCGCATGAGGTGTCGCCTGTCGTGCCAGAGGCCATCGTTGGTGAGAAGGACGCAGTGAAGGCGGACGGATCGATTAAGCCGCAGGCGATTGACCAGGCGAAGTTGGTGCCGCTGCTAGTCGCCGCGTTGCAAGAAGCGGTTGCACGGATTGAAGCATTGGAAGCGCAATGATTACGCATCACTTTTCTGACGGGCTGTACGCTAAAGAAATACGTGTCCCAGAAGGCACGGCGATTCTCAAGCATACGCATGACTTTAGCCACCTGTCTATTTTGGCAGAAGGCATGGTCGCGGTGATGATCGGGGATTCTGTAGATATTGTTCGTGCGCCAGCATGTATCGAAATTAAGTCTGGTGTAGTGCATGGCGTTAAGGCTGTTACGGATTGTGTTTGGTATTGCATACACGCCACTGACGAAAAAGACCCGTCAAAAGTGGACGATGTATTAATCGGAGGAAAGTGAAATGCCTATTTTTTCAGCGCTCATAGGGGGCGGCCTTGGCCTGTTAGGCAGTTCTATGCAAGCAAGCGCTGCCCAAGACGCGGCGAGTACAAGCGCTGACGCGCAACTCGCCGCCGCGCGTATTGCTGCTGAAGAGGCGCGCTTTAGGCCGGTCGGCATAACGACGCGGTTTGGCGGCAGCACCTTCGGGTTTGACGACCAAGGCCGGCTGACTAGTGCAGGCTATATCCGTTCGCCGATGCTGGAAGACTATCAACGTCGACTAGAGGCGTTGACGGGGCAACGACTAAGCGAGGCTGAACAAGCAGGCGCGTTATACAACCCCTTACGTGGTGCTGGTACCTCTTTAATGGATTTGGGGCAACAGTACCTAGCTGAATCGCCGCAACAAGTCGCCGAGAAATATATGGCAGGCCAGATGGACTTGCTGACACCGACGCGCGAGCGTCAATTGGCGGGCTTACGCACTAACCTATTCAACACCGGGCGTACTGGGCTATCCGTCGGCGCAACTGGTTTGCGTCCTGGTGGCGGTGAAGGGTTAAGAGCAGCTAATCCTGAAATGGAAGCGTATTACAACGCGTTAGCGCAACAAGACGCAGCGTTGGCGACAGAAGCGCAGAAGCGTGGTCAAGAGCAATTGGCATTTGGCACTAGCCTGTTTAACACCGGCGCTGGTTTGCTTGGTCAATATGAGTCGGGCGTCACCGGCGCGTTGTCGCCGTTCATGACGACGTTGGGGGGTGTCTCTTCGATAGAAGACCTTGCGATGCGTCCGTTGGATATCGGCGCGCAGTTGGGCGGACGCTCGGCGACCGCAGGCGGCAACGTCGGTCAGTACCTGTACGGTGGCGGTGTCAATGCAGCTCGCACAATGCAGCCTGCCAACATGCTGAACCCGACCGCATCGTTCTTGCAAGGGCTTGGCTCAAACCAAGAGTTTATTTCTGGTCTAGGCAATTTATTTAGCCGTGGGTTTAACACCCCAAGTTACTCCGCGCAAGACTATGCACAGTTTGGAAATATTTATGGGCCTGGAGGCGGTATATCTGGCAGTTGGGGATACTAAGGAGTAATTATGGCAAGCGAAATCTTAGGCCTGTTTGCATCACCAGAACTGTACCAACAGCAGCAAGACGCGTTGATGCAGCAGCAGGCAGCGCAGTACGCTAATCTTGACCCATATCAGCGCGCTGAGTATGGTGCGTACTTAGGTGGCCGTCGATTGGGTGCTGCGTTAGGCAGGATGCTTGGTGGCGAAGACCCGCAACTAAAGATCATCAGCGCGCGTCAGTCTGTCATGCAGAACGTCGACCCGTCGAACCCTGAGTCGATCATAGCCGCCGCGCAACAGCTCGCCGAGGTGGGCGACCAACAAGGCGCACTGACGTTGGCCGACTACGCGCGCAAGGCGCAGAGCGAACTGGCGTTGCAACAGCAGCGTATGCGTGAAGGCCGCGCAGCATCGATGCCAGAAAAACTCCGAATTGCGAATGCCCGTGCTGAGTTGTTGCAACAACGTCGCACAATACAAGCCTTGCCTGCCGATGCTCCAAATCGCGAAGAAGCGCTGCGCTTAATTGACGACACGTTAGCTGGGTTACCAGCACCAGACGGAACACCAAAGTTTGGCGAGAAAGTAGAGACTAAGTCGTTTGAGCTGTTCGGTAAACCTTATGCAGAGATATCGCTTGCCGAACGAAAGACTGTAAATGATGCAATTCGCAGTGAAGAGAAAAAACCTGAAAAAGAGGTTTCGTACGGCACGGATAGAGAAGCTGCTGCGCAGGAGTTATACAACGCGAATTTCGGCAGCTTGACTCAAACTCAAAAGGCCGCCGTTAATAAACTGGTTGAAGAGCGTCAAGGCACAAGGGTTGAGAAGGGAGCGCCCAAATTTGTAATGCCCGGCAAAAAAGAACCTATCGACATACCGAAATTACGCAAGAGTTTGACGGACTCCTTGGAACCATATAAATCTACGATTGACGCAGGCGACTCCGCAGTAAGTCTGTTGAATCAGGCTAAAGTAAATAAAAATGCGTCGTCGTTTAACTCTGGTATTACTGAGTTAGCAAAAATGACGCAAGGCGGACGTTTAAGCAATAAAGACGTTGAGTTGGCAAAAGTAGATCCCGCAGTTTTGCGTAGGGCATCAGATTTCGTTTCTACAACATTCCAAGGCGTACCTACTGAAAGCACTATTAACGACATCATTAGCACGGTCAAATTATTGCGCAAAGTAGCCGCCGATAAATATGCTAGAGAAGTTAAGACACAACGCAAGATAGCGGCTAAAGCAGACATAGATCAAGAAACTATTGACATACTGTTTGAAGACACAACGCTGCCTACTGCTTCGGCAGGGCGCGGTAAAACCACGACCAGAACATTAAAAAGTGGTAAGACGGTAACCATTACTGAGGATTAATATGGGCTACACCTATACCGTTGACGGAAAATCGTTTCGGACAGATCAAGCGCTGACTGATGATGAGTTAGAAGAGATCGCTTCTACCATGGCTGCGCCAGCGCCGGCGCCTACGGGCGATTACCGCGCCGAGGCAGCCAAGCGCGGCTTGACCGGCACGTTGGGTGCGGTAACAGGCGTTAGTCAGATGATTTCTGACTACATGACTCAACTCGGCATCAATCCGTATGAGCTGGGCGCGCGCGCTGCTGGACTGCCGGCGCAAAAACCTGCGGCAACGGCAGGCGAGTCG